CTGCACGAACACGTTGAACGACGCGCCTTCCGTCCCGCTTGGCGACGTAACCACTACCGGCGTCCCAACCTCGTTCACGTTGTAGCTCCGCCCCACTACTGCCGTGAAGCTCGCGTCTTTGTATTCGGTCACGGGTTCCGCGCCGATAACGCCGCGAATCGCAGCCGCGCCGTTTACTTCGTCAAAGCCGTTGTTTTCGTCGTTACGAACGTGGATTTGCGGGTCTCCTGCTTGAATGGGCATGATAGAAAAGTGATTAAGAGTTAATGAAAGTTTTCAGGGATTATTACCAAGTAGCCAACGACGTGCGCAGCCAAGTATTTGCCGCCACACACAGGTAAAAATAAGAGGAATCAAACGACCATTGGCCCGTCGATCCTGTCGCGCTTGCGCTTGCGGGAGGCGTGGTGAAGCTGGATTCAACGATGATTCCGCCGCCGCCCGCCCCGCCGCCCCCGCGACGCGCCAAAAGCTGAAACTTGTCGGACTTGGTTTTGGGCTTTTCTGTCACGCCATTGGCAAGAACGAGGTAAGACGACCCACCAAGCGAAACCACGTCCATGCGGTTAAGCACCATGCCGGCTTTCCATTCGCCAACCGGTTTGAATCCGCGAATGTTTGCCTCTAGCTCGGTGCGCAGACGCGCAAGGTCAGTGCGGTAGCTTTCGGCGTTGGCTTCTGCCTTGGCCGAAAACTCACGCTTGCCCGCTTCGTTTACGCGAATGGTAGCGAAGTCCAGCTCTTTGCGCATGGTGGCAACCTGCGCCTCAATCCGGTTCACGTCGGAATGGCGGGCAGACGGATTTGACTCCAATGCGCGCAACCGTTTATCCGCTGCGACGAGACATTCGGCAATTTCGATCAGGTCGGTTTCGATCAGGTCGGTTTCGGAGGCGGTGGCGCTCATGTTTTTTTGAAGTTGGCAAGCAGGGTTTTAACCCTCGTTCCCCTGCCGAAAGAAAGCGCACGGGAGAGCGCCGCCTGCGCGGGCTTAGGCATTCCGGCAACAGACTTTGCAACGCGCGCAGCCGACTCCTTGGCCATGCCTGCGGAAATCATAAGTAGCTCCGCAGCATCGGCGTTGATTGCTCCCGCTCTAATTTGCTCCACGATAGAAATCACGGCCTCAATCTGCGCGCCGTTCAGCGGGGAGATTTCGGTGCTAACATCGGGGAACGCTTCAATGCTTGGGTCAGCTCCGACAACCGGAGCGCCGGGGACAACCGCGCCTGCCTGCCCCGGCACGCTCTCAGCCTGCGCCTTAGCGGCGGAGGCGGCGACGTTATCGCCTGCGGCTGCGGCTGCGGCTGGCGTGGACGGGAGGGACGAGGTAGTAAGCTGGATCGCCGTCTCGGGAACGCCGTAACGCTTCGCCAGCTCTTGGATCTTCGCGGCCTCGCTCGCCTTTTGTTCAAGCGTAGCCCAATAGTCATAGCCCTGTTCGGCGGCAATCTGCTGCCCGCTCAAAATGCCTTGGCGGTGTTCGTTCAGGTTGGCCGCAGAATCGCGCCCTGCGTCAATCGACATCTTGGCGGGCCATCGCCACTCGCCACGCACCGCACGGCGCAACGCCTGCACGGGGCTTTCTCCCGAGATAGCGGGCGGCATCGGAAGCACGCCGTCCGCAATCGCGGTCAGCATCACCTTCTCCTTGATTGGGTCTAGCACCTTGTCAGCCAAGATGCCTCGATTGCGCTCCCAAACGCGGTCTGCCTGCGCGAACTCGGCGCGCACGTTTGGCCCCTTGTATCCGCTGGTCCCGTAGAGAACGCCCTTGGGGATGTCCAAGCCGTCAGCCATCGCGGCTTTCAAATCGTCCATGAATCCGGCGAAAGCGGAGCCGGGGCGCGAGGGCATGATCTCCACGCGGTCGCCCGTGGCCATGTATTTGATTTGCCCGATGTCGGTAAACTCGTCCTGCCGCGCCTGCCCGGTGGGGAGCGTGTTGGTAGGCTGCTGGAAAAGGTTGCGCGTGGGGGCGCTGCCTCGCTCGTTGAACACAAGCGCGGCCTGCTGGCTGGCAAACTTCACGCCCACCATTTCCGCATCGCGGATGCCCTTGGCCATGCGCGCGGTCTGGATAACGGCATGGAAGGCGGAAACGCCCCGGTATTGGTCGGAGCGGAACGGGTCGAAATAGTGCTGGAAAAACTGGCAGGCGATTTCCTCCGGGTCGGTATATTGGCCCTCTTTCGTGAGCCTGAAAACGCGGTAAGAAACCGGCGCGCCGTGGCCATCAACGACGATGCCGTCGATGTAGTTCTCGGCCATGACTACCTCGTTGGGATTGCCGATGCGGTCAGCGGGCACGAGGTCAAGCCGCAGCCCGTCGCGGGTCTTGCGGATCGCAAAGCCGCAATCGCCGTCCACGGGGCGCATTTCCAGCGCGAGTTGCATGAGCTTGCGGAAGGAGTGCCGCCCGGTCACGTCGGCACGCTTGCACCAATCGTGGAAGAACTCGGCAACGAGGCCGTCATACGCCGCGTTGCCTGTGGCGGGGGTGTATTCGGTGGGGGCGCAGTTGTTGGAGAACTTGCCAAGGGCGGTGAACACGTCGGGGAAGTTCTCAACCAGGTCGCGCGCTTCCCACATCATGACCTTTCGCTCACGGACGGTCTTGCTGGACTCGGCGGGGGTGCCCCATGTCTTAGGCGCAAAGATGCGATTGGACTGCGCCGCCTGATACTCAAATAGCGTGCGCGCGATCTTGTTTTGCAGGCGGGTAAGCCCCCACGAAGGCGCGACGGCGGAGATTGCCCGCTCATAAAACGGCTGCGAGGAAACGAGGGCTTCGATGTTTGGCTCTTTCATGGTCGGGGGAGTCGTTACCAGCGCCCGCCTTGGCCGGTGAAGCTGACGTAAGTGGTCTGCGCGGTCGTCGCGTTGGCGATGTCAAGCGCGCTCTGCAACTGGCCAAGCGTCGCCTTCACGTCGTTCAGGTTCGCGCGCGTCATGCTGCGACCGTTCAGTGCATAGGACTGATTCTTTAGAATGGCGGATAGGCACGCCAAAACCTCCGCTTTCAGCGTCGCAAGCGTAGCGGCGTCGAGTCCGATAAACGGGTTATCCATTTAACAAAGGTGCGATTCGTCAACTTACGCGCCCGCAGTCGGAACGGTATAGCCGCTGGAGATGAGGCCGATTTCAAAGCGCATTGAGAGTTTAGACCAGTCTTCGCGCGCGTCCTCCTGCACTTCCTGCGTCTCTCCAGTCGGCTCCAACGCCAGCACTTCAAACACCGTAACGACGGGCGAAACGAACTTCTGCGCCTCTTGGCTGAATAGGTAGCGAGTGCGTGCAACCGCGTCTGCATGGGATGTGCTGGGGCGCTCTGACACATAGGACACATCCACGTTAGCCGTAAAATGGGAATAAACCCAGCCAACGCCCGACACGCTAATCATTTGCTGAGACGCGCGGGCGACGTTGCCGACTTCGATCTCGTAGCGCGGAACGGTGCTGGTTGTCGTGTCGCGGTTTTTCTGGATGTTCGCCGTAACCACGAACGATTGGCCAGACGCCAGAACACTTTCCACGGCGGCGGCAATATATTGCTGGATTTTATAGCTCATTGATTGAAGGATTTACGGCGGGTCGGGATCTTTCCGGTTGCTGCAAAGGAACGCATGAGGCGATTGACTTCCGCCGTGAGTTTTGCGCCTCGGATTTTGATTGATTGGTCAACGGCGGTTTGCGCGCTCGGAACATTGCTGCTTCCTGAAATCTCAATAAAGAATGACGGCCCGTAGCCCTCAGAATAACCGCCAAGCGGACCCTGCTTTTCCACATACGACGGAAGGCGCGCGCCAAGGCGGAAAGCCGCCGTGTTGAATGACGCTTTGGCAAATCCGACATGGCCCAAAACCTCTTTGGTATATGCCAGCGTGCGCGGCCCCTCAATGACTGCGTTTCTCAGGTCTTTAGGGATGCGCCCGCGACTGTTACGCGACCGTTTGTGGTTCGCCGCAAATGACCCTTGCGACATGACGCGGCGGTTACGCCACACGGCAGACTTGATACCGTCTAAAAATGCCTGCAATCCAACTTCGTCATTGGCCAAAATCAAAGCCCGCAACCGTGGAATCCTGATTAAATCAGGATTAAGTGGCGAAGCGAATCGGCGCAAGTCACCCCGCACGGCTTTCTCCCCTGCCTTTTTATCAGCCGTTGCCGACTCTGTGCGCCCGTATCCCTTTGAAAACGGGGGCGTGCGCATACGCCACTCTTTCAGGAAAAGCCGCCCCTCCTCCTTAATCAGCAACTCCGCGTTCGCGCCAAGCACGCGCACGGCATCTTGCGCCGCCGCCCGAAACTGCGCCGTGTCTAAATTGATATTTAGCTTCATCGCGGCTTCTCCAAATCACACTCGTAGCAGGCTTCGTCGTTGCGCACGTCGTTAATCCGGTAAGTGGTCGAATCAAAGGAACGAAACAGCGTTCCGTTTACGGTCGGGACGTATCCCTGCGCGCGGTCAACGATCAGCACCATGCTCACGTTGTTTTTCCCGCCCACGAGATCGAAAACATACTCAGCATTTACCAGATTGAAAACGCCGTAGTAGGTCACGGATGCAGAAAGGAACGCCCCGCCCGCCTGCGCATTGCTGCACACGCCACCCCAGTCGCTGTCTAATTGGTCTTGATCGAAGTCGCTCATTTGGAGTAAATCACGTTGCAGCCGTTTGCCAAGTGACGCGCCATTCCGTGCGCCCGCGCGTGTGCGTCAAATTCGTCAAGGCTTTTCCCGTTATGCTCAACGCAGACCATGCTGACGGACAGCGCGCCAAGGTCGATTTGCTTAAAAATCGCAAGGTCTGCGCCCTCGGCATCAATGCTGATAAAGTCATAGCGCGTATCCAGGGACTCCTCTAGCAATCGGGCAATGGTCCACGACTGCGCGCGCACGCTGTTGAACCGGCACACGCCCCAGCGCTCACGCTCGCTGGCGATTGTCGTTGAAATCATCCGGTGACTCGCCTCATCACTCTCCCACAACTCAATCTCTCCGTCCGCTTCTCCTATCGCCACGTTGAACGCCTTTGCGTTTGGAAGATTGTCACGAAGTGCGGAGAAAGCCGCTGGCGAAGGATCAACATACGTCCCAAACC